GTGGTGAAGAATGGATCGAACGCCTTGGCCAGCACCTCGGCCGGCATGCCGGTGCCGGTATCCTTTACACTGACGCAGACATACGAGCCCGGCGCAATTCCGTCCATCGTGGCCGCCTGGCGCTTGGACAGCTCCGGCGCCAGCCGGCGCAGCACCCGGGCGATCTCCTGGTTCGAGGCGCCCTCGGCGACCAGCTCCATCAGCGCTTGCTGCACCCCCGCGATCAGGGACTCGGCGATGGTCCGGATATGCTGGCCGGCCCGGCGCTCGAGGGCGGCGAGTTGCTCGGCCAGGAAAGCCGACACCGCGTCATCAGCGGCGGCCTGCGTAGTCAGACGCGGCCGCGGCTTCACGGCCGCCTGATACTCGATGGCGTTATACTGGTCGCCGTAGATGCGGACGTAATGGCGGGTGAGGATTGGCTTCCCGCGCATCACGACATAGTCATGCGCGCGCACGCTATTGCTCGAGGCCTGGACGTTGATCGCAGCCTGTAAGATTGGCTGCACCAGAACGAAAAGCTTCTGCTCGGCCCCGTCGAGATACTTCTGAAAATGACCGTCACTGCGGACGTTCAGGAGCACCTTACCCCTCCGGCTGATTCCCGAAGGCGGCCCCGATCCCGCCCGGCCCGGACTCTGCCTTCAGGCGCGCGACCCGCATCTCCTCGAGCGCAATCGGAACGTCGGCGTCCTCGTCTTCATAGCGCGGATAGCCGAGCAGAGCGCGCTGCTCGTTCAGGGTTAGCATCTTGGCGCTGGTCGCGGTGTCGACGAGCTGCAGGCGGGCCGCTGCCATCGAGGGAATCGCCGCGATGTTCGGCTTGATCGCGGCCTGGAGCGCCGACATCAGCGAGTGATTGAGCGCTGCCACGTAAACCGAAACGTAACCCGGGAGCACCGTCTCGGTCAGGAACCCGACCCTGGCGTTCGCCAGGTTGTTATAGGTGTCCTGGCCCGGGAGGCCGAGGAGCTGCGTCGGGACCCCGAATGTCATCGCGACATCGCGCGCGAGCGAGTCTTTGATCTCGACCGACAACGCGCTCGAGGGGTCCTCCGAGGTCCGGGTCAGGTTCCATTTCGCGTTCGCGGTGACGAGGATCCCGCCGGACTCGACGGCGCCGGTGCGGAACTGCAGGAGCCGGTTTTTGATATTCTCCAACGCGGTTTTCGCAATCTCCGCATCCGTCGAGAGAATGCCGGAAATATTGGAGTTATTGCTCACGATGTCGGCGCAGCGTTGCAGGATGCGCGTAAAGACTTCGGCCGGCGGGGCCGCGACGGCCGCGGGGGAGGTTTCGCTTTTCACCGAGAGCGCCGGCCGGCGAATGAAGATCAGATCGCAGTCGCCGGTTTTTGGGTCGACCGGATACACGTCCTTTTTCATCCCGAACGTGCGCTCGAACCGAATGATCTCTTGCGTCCCCTCCAGATAGACGACCGTGACCTCGTCGGCCGGCACGGGCCAGAGCTCGAGCGTCGATTGGTCGATATCGGAGCGGACTCGCTTGAGGTAAGCGCGGTTTGCGACCGCGAGGCTGGTCGTGATCCAGTATTGCAGGGACGCGGCGTCCCATTGAGGGTTTGGCCGAGCGAGAAGCTCCTTCACTTGCTTCTCGGCTGGATTGATTCTCCGGGTCTGGTTGGGCTGCACCTCGAGCACCACGCTCGCCGACATTTGCCCGATCATGTCGACGCAGCGCCAGAGATACAGCGCCCGGGTATATTCCCGGATCATCGCCATCGCGGTGCGGTCGAGCGGAACCGCCGAGGCGCCGTTGATCACCTCGACCGTCCCGCCCTGCGAGGTTTGCGCGGCCGCGGGCACCACAGCCGGCACCGGCGCGCTCGGTGCGGTTTGCTTGCGGAACAGGTCACGGAAGCTCATCACCCGCCTCCCCGTACGGCGGAATCTCGAACGGCGGTATGCGCGCCAGCGTGACCCGGCAGCCCTTCGGGAACATCTCACAGCTCCCGTCCGGCAGCTCCCAAGCCTGGCCGTCCAATGTGTCGAGGTCCGGCCGCCGGAGCCAGCCGAAGGACTCCGGCGATCCCTGCGAGACCTTGACCGTCATTCTGGCGGGGGAGCGGGCGGGGTTCATCTACGTCGTCCGCTTGTAGGGCTGCGCCGCCTGCGCTGGTTTCTTGCCGCCGTACTTCGCCTGCACATCCACCCCGCGCAACTTGTCGACGTTGATCGCCACCGCCGTTCCGATCGCCTTGACGGCGCCGGACACGTTGCCATGGCGAACGGCCGAGACGAATTGCGCCCGGGCCCGTCCGCAGCCACCGCACGCCATGGGGTTCTCCTGAGTTAGGGCCCGGCCGGAACGGTCCAGAAGGGCGGGGCTTGGGTCACGACCGGCGCAGGGCAGAGATCGTAGCAGCTCAACACCACGCCCGACGCAACGGAGGCGTCGGTTAGACTCGCGTCCGCTGAGTCCTGCTTGGTTTCAGAAGACGTCTGCTTTACCGGGCGGTCTCTCACCGTATTCTGTAAAGCTGCGGCCATCAGGTCCTCCTCAGCACATGGGGATATCGAGCTTCACGCCCGACAAGCGGGTCAAGGTCCAGACTGCAGCATCAAGGCGGTTCGGGCTGCCGTCGACCGCCCGGTTCCAGTCGCGCGAGAAGGCGAGCATCTCCTCCTCCAGCCGGCCGAGCCCCGGGCGATGCGCCACCCGGCCCTTCTCGTAAAGGAGGCTGATCGGCTCCGCCCGCATCACCTTTCCTCGGCTGGCGTTCACCTCACGAATGCGGATCATGTTATCGGGTCGGCGCCCTTCCGTGAATGCGCGGTCGGCCGCCTGCTTGATCACCTCAGAGGCCATCGCGCCGCCGAAGTTGACCTCGACCACGACGTCGTCAGCCTTGAACTCGTCGTGAGCCCTGATGACCTCCTCGCCCCACTGCGCCGGCGTGCCGTCGATTGAGCGATCGGCGAGCACGCCATACCGGCCGCCGTTCAGGAGCGCCGAGACCACGATCCCAGTCAGGTCCTCGCCGCCGCTAGGGTCGACGCCGACGCTCACCTGTTCGATGGTCTCCTCCGGGATCGGATCTTGCAGGAACCACTCCGCCTTGAAGAGCGCGTTTGGCGGGTCGAGGAGGAGCGTCCCCTCGAGCTCCTGGCGGCCGAGCCGCGTTCCCTCGTAAAGCTCCCGGATTTTCGCCAGGAAGGACGGCGCGAGATGTTCGGCGTTGTCCCATGTCGAGCCGCGCGTGATCGCAATTCCCTCGGCCTTGACCAGGGTTTTCATCAACTTTGTAGGTCTGGGCGTAGTGGCGATAAACAACCGCGGCATGTCGCCAAGACGAAGGCCGAGGTTCGCCATATCGAACACTTCCTGGCCGTATGGCATGCGGGCCAGCTCGTCGATAAAGCACACCTCGCACTGCGGTCCCCGCAAGCTTTCCGGTTCCTCGCCGGAGAAGAACGAGCAGATGGCCCCGTTCGGCCATTCGAGCCGCCGCTTGCTGGGCACCCAGCGCGGCCGCAAGTCCGGACCGCACGTTTCCAGGATGCCCGATGCGCCCTCAACGCTGACCTCGTAAATGTCTTTGTGCGTCGGCGCGATGTAGGACAGGCGTTTAAGCCCGGCCCGGATCGACATATGCACGGCGCCGGAGAGCGCATGCGTCTTACCGGTGCCGCGGCCGCCGACGAACAGCCAGCACCAGCCCAGATCGCGCGGCGGGAGCTGCGCGTCGCGCGCGGTCAGGGTCCAGCTTTCGGCCAGCTCCTCCTCGATCTGGGCGGCTGCGGCCTCGCGCTGCTCCGGCGTCATCGCCCGGAGCATGGCCCGCAGGTCATGTGCCTGCCTGATCTCCTCCAGAAGCGGGTCCTGCATCGCGGCTCGGCTCCTTTTTCACGACACCGTCGAAGATGTTGCGGATGCGCGCCGTCGATCTCGTGCTGGCGGCGACCATGGCCTGCGCGAAGACGTCGGTTCCGGTCGGAGGCGCGTCTGCGCCAATAAGCTTCGCCTTGCGTTCCATCATCTCGAGGCAGAGCCGAGTCGAGATCGGCTCGCCCGCGCACGCGCGCTCAAAATGCACCTGCCACATCGCCTCGATGCGATCGAGGTCGAGCATGACCGCAGCCCGCCTGTAGTCAGGGGGGATGTCGCCTTGCATCCTGGCAATGCCGCTGCGAACCTGCTCGACGCTGCAGCGGAGTTGTTCTGCGATCTGCCGCTCGGTGTGCCCGCGGATCTTGAGCTCGTAAGCCGACCGGTCTCGGTCAAAGGTGGCGACCGCGTCTGCATAGGGAATGACCGCGCCCATGGTGTCCTCGGCTGCGCTGAACGTTCCCGATCATAACGCGCGGCTGGCGGCGCTCCTATCCAAGCGCAAGCGGTTCGCGGCCGAATGGACCGGGCCGCCGCTGTCCGGGAAGACGCGCGCGCTGGGCGAGGCGGCCTCGCTCGCCGCCGGCGTTTGGGGATGCGCGGTCGAGCGCTTCGCCCTGCTCGCACCGACGACCGCCGGCGCGCGGGTCCTGCGGCGGGCCGTGGCCGACGCCGCATTCGGGCCCGGCTTTCCACTCACCAACCTTTTCGAGCGCGGGGTCGAGCTCACGGGGTCGATCGCCGATGTCGCCTATGCGCACTCGCCGCAGCGCGCCCGGGTGACGCCGCAGCTTCAGAAGGCGGCCGCGGCGGAGTATTGCGCCCGCATCCGTCGCGCCGCCGGGATTGCGCCCGGCGATCCGGCCGGCGTCCGCTTCATGCGCGCTCGGCTCCGGCAGGTCAGCGCGGCGATCGGGTTCCTGGATCACGTGTGGCTGCAGAGGCAGGACCTGGCCGAGGCCTACAGCGCCGGCCTCGAGCGCGGCCTCGATCTGCCCAACCCAACCCAGTGGCTCGACCTCGTCGGGTTCTGGACGGACTACAAGAAACGCGAACGGGCCGTCGAGGCATCTGACATCCTCTCCGGCCCGCTGTATCCGGACGACACCTGTCCGCTGGTTCTGTTCGATGATGCGGACGAAGCGGGGCCGCTCGCCCGGGATGCGATCGCGCGACTGTTCCCGCGCGCTGCCGTGCTGATCAGTGCTGCCGCGACTGGCTGCTTAGGCCGCCCGCTCGCTGGCAGTTTTGCGCTGGGGTGAGCGGGCGCGCGGCCTCGTGACGGGGTTCCGCTCCAGAAACTCTTCCAGCGCGCGCCGCATGACATCTGTTTTCGTCGGTGACAGCCCCGGCTGTTGCGCGCGCCACTCGTCGAGCATGTGAACGGTCTCGATCGGAAGTCGGACAAAGACGACCTTGGAGTCGTCGCGAACCTGCTTCGGCATGGGATGCTCTCCTTGTGGTTAGGGGATCAAGCCGTATAGCTAGCTTGGCCCTCTTTCAACACCTTGCCAAGGCTCACCAGCCAGCCCGCGAGGGTGCGGCGGCCAGACGCATGCACGCTAGTATGGGCTAGATCACTTGCATGGCTAGCCCGTCTGCACGATATTGCCGGGCGTTAACCACGGCCAAACCCCAACTCCGAGGACACATGACCGAAAAATTCAACCTAGACCTGATCAAACAAGCCGAACTGGAAATCGATGCTTGGTTGCGCCGTGAGCGCCTGAAGGAGCACCCGCAAGGAGGCCTTATGCCAGCGAAGAAACGAACGCGAGACGGTTGGACGACCTTCTTCATTCGCGTGCCGAACGACAAGGCGCGCGCGATCGAGGATTGGCGCGCGCGGCAAACGGGCCCGCAACCCAGCAAGTCCGACCTCGTGCGCCAAGCGATCGAGGAATTCCTCGACCGCCGCGCGTGACCGAACCCCACACACAAGGAGCAAGCAATGGCAAAAGTACTGCCGTTCAGCACCCCGCGCTCGCAGCCGCGCACCCGCGCGGATTACGTCGAGCGCATCCGGGCGGCTCAGGCCCGGACGGTCGAGGCAATCCTCGAATTAGGCCGGGAGCTTATCGCGGCCAAGGAAGGCCTCGAGCACGGCGACTGGCTACACGCGTTGAAGGAGGTCCCGATGAACGCTAGCTGCGCCCGCCAGTTCATGGCGGTTGTGAAGCATCCAATTCTATCAAATCAGTGTACGTCCACTGATTTACCGCCCTCGGCCCGGTCGCTTTACGAGCTAACGCAAGTCCCGGACGACGTTCTGCGGACGTGGCTTGCCGACGGCACCATCACAGCCACGACGACCGTCAGGGATGTCAGAGCGCGGCGGAAGGCCCTCCCAGCGGTTCCGTTCGAACCTGAGCAACCCGCGCCCGCCCCCGATCCTGTCACCCCGCCGGAGCCGGTCGAGCCTCCAGCTCCTCAGCCGGAGCCTACCGTCATGATTGAGACCAAGAGCAAACCCGCGCCGAGGCCGGTCCAGGTCGAACTGACTCCGACCAAGCCAGGGCGGAAGCGCAGATCGGTCGCCGATCGCGGCGTCGGGCCCCCGCAAGACG